GGGTCCTACAGGAAATACCGGCGCAACAGGTTTGTATGTTTCAACAACAAACTTAGATATTAATGGAAATTTAATTCTAGGTTTAAGTGATAACGTTACATTCCTTAATGCAGGTAACGCATTAGGTTCTACTGGTGCAACAGGATTTGGTGCTACTGGTGCTACTGGTGTTCAAGGTGCTACTGGACCACAAGGTGCTACTGGACCACAAGGCGCAACAGGTTTTGGTTTTATTCCTTTAGTTTCTTCTTCTTATTTGGGACAAGTTTATGGTTCAGTTGTTTTTGACGTTGGTGTAAACTACGGAACCTATGGTTGGCAACCAGGTCAACGTGTAAGAATTATTGCGGATATTTCTGATTATAGTGAAGGTATAATTACAGATTACACCAACAACTTCTTAACAGTAAATGTAGATTATGTTGTTAGTGGCGGCACATATCTTCCTTATCCTAATGCTGGAGGAAACTTTGGTGCTTGGGTTATCACAGTAGCTGGCCAAGTTGGTTCTACAGGTTCACAAGGTTCTACTGGTGCAACAGGATTTGGTGCTACTGGTGCTACTGGTATTGGCGCTTCAGGTGCTACAGGCGCTACTGGACCACAAGGTGCAACAGGTTATGGTGCGACAGGATCCACAGGACCTACAGGTTCTACAGGTTCTACCGGACCACAAGGTGCAACAGGTTATGGTGCTACTGGTGCCTCAGGTTTAGGTTATGATAATTTAACTTCACAGTCAGTTTTTCAATTAGGTATTGGTAATTTTTCTTTTAGTGTTAATCAAGCTCAAGGAACAAATGCATGGACAACAAATAATAGAGTTCGTGTATTTTATGATTATGCAAATGATCCAGGTAATACTGAAGGACCAATTACACTTTACGGCGAAGGCAATATTGTATCTTATACTGGTTTAGATTTAACTGTAAATTTTGATATTATTAGTGGTTCAGGACAATATCAATATTGGAAATTTACTTTAATTGGAATACCAGGCGCTACTGGTGAAGTTGGTGCAACAGGTTTAACGGGAACACAAGGACCTACAGGTGCAACCGGTTTACAAGGTGATATTGGACAAGTTGGTGCAACCGGTGCCACCGGCATTGGTGCTACTGGTGCTACAGGTCCACAAGGTCTAGGTGGTGATCCTGGTGGTGCAACAGGAGCTACAGGACTTCCAGGCACCACAGGACCTATAGGTTTAAGAGGTGCTACTGGTGCAACAGGTGCCGGTTCTACAGGAGCTACAGGTGCAACTGGCGCATTGACACCATGGATAGTAGTATATTCAGATTATACTGCAAATAATGGCGACCAAGTAGTTTGTAATACACAAGCAGCATCATTTAAATTAACTTTACCTGCAAATCCAGTACTTGGATATCAAGTTGTTGTTTTAGACGGTTATAATTTTTCAATTAATAATTTAACTGTATTAAATAACGGTGCAACAATTGAAGGTTATAGTGATATTTTATTACTTGATATTGGAAGCACATTAACATATTTTACATATGATGGCACAACATGGCAAATGTCAACAACGACAGGACCTGTTGGTGCTACCGGTTTTCAAGGTGCTACCGGTCCTGCAGGACCAGCAGGTAGTAGTATTAAAGTTACAGGTTATGCAAATAATTCGGCATATTTACCTTCTGTTGGTGATTATACAGGACCATTTTATAATGGACAAATTAATGACGGATACATAACTTTGGATAATGGACACCTAAATATATTTACAGGCAGTGCTTGGGTAGATATAGGAAATGTTACAGGTCCAAAAGGTTCTACCGGCGCAACAGGGGTTGGTGCAACAGGCGCTTCAGGTGTATATGGTTCTACTGGTGCTACAGGTATAACTCCTGTAATAACATATTATAAGAATTACAATTATGTTGGTTTAGTTCCAGGTGGTGTTGGTACAGCAAGATGGTATCCAGACCCAACATCAAATACATATACATTTACTAGCGCATATATAACAGCAGGAAGTCCGCCGACAGGTGGCGATTTAATACTATCAGTTAAGAAAAACGGTTCAACAGTAATAACAACAGTAACTTGCCAGAATGGAACATATAAGTCATTACCGGTTTTACTAAATAGTACAATAACACCTGGTGATTATCTAACTGTAGATGTCACGCAAGCCTATGGTGCAGCAGATGCTTCATTAACATTAACATATTTACGGAGTTAAAACAATGTCAGTTACAAATAGCGCATATACCACCAATAGTATTAAAGTTACTATTGCTAATGAATACAACTCATCCAACGTAATTAACGGCGTTGATTCTGCAATGACCACTTTAGGTTGGACCATTTGGGATTATCAGGCTAACGCATCAACATACAACCCAATCACAACAAGGGTTTATCGTGTAATTAATGCTGATGCAACAACATACAAATATTGTATTGTTCGTTGGAATACAATCAACTTAACATTTAACATTTCTACTTGTGATTCATGGGATAACGTGGGTCACTTACCAACTAACGAATGTTGGACAAATACTGGTGCGTTTGTACAATATTATGACTTAGTACAATCATTTATTTTAGTTTCTGCCACAACTCGTCATTGTATGTTCTGGCCATTTGTACTTAATGAACCAGGAATGTGGTCTGCAATTTTAGAATTTGAACGTATCGCTAACGAAGATACAGCAGCTGCAGGTTATCCTTGCTACGCTTATACAAATTCTTTGATGATTGGTACACCATTTGCTCAAATGAATAATACTGGTATTGCTGGTGGTCTAAACGGTGCAAGTCAGATTATGTTTGCTTTCTCCAGAACTCCTGACGGTCAAACTGGTGCATATGCAGCTAAAGTTTACGCTCCAATTACTAACCGTGGTATGTTCCCACCAAACTATCCACAAGGTACTATATCAGTTTCAGCTGATTCTTCTGGTTTATTTTTACAATTAGCATCTTATTACAACATCACATACGGTTGGAATCCACTTAACTCTATCGTATCTCCTGTTTCTGTTGATGCACAAACTAAAACAATGCCTTTTGGTCGTGCATTTAACGTAGGCGTAACAAAACCATTAGGTTCTTTCTTAGATTCTACAACAATCTTAGGTGATAATACTGGTGGTTGGCCAAACGCTGCAGGTTCTAACACAGAATATTTACTATTACCAATGAATGGTGGTTTCGAAGGCACTTCTGCTTACGGTTCTAGCCAACAATCCACTTTTGCAGGTAACACAGCTGGTGCTGTGATTGCTAGGTCAATTGGTATTGGTACATTAGTTTGGATGGCATCATCTGACGGTATTAGAACATATGATACAACACAGGGTAACGGCGGTCTTTCAGTACTACGTTATGCACAATCTAACGGTGTTTATGATATTATATATGACGGACAAAGAAGTGTTTACGGCTCAACTAACACGGGCGTTGTTAAGATTGATACTGCAAACTTCTACGCTGTTTCACTCAACACAGTACTACAAGGTACTGCTTATTTGGGTCTAGATAACAAATATTTGTATGCTACACAACGTATTGCTAACGTTCAACCTACATTGTATATGATTAACACAGTATCATTCTCTGCTGGTGTTAACGGTGTTAATATTCCAGGTAACGTACACGTATTTGCACAGTTTGCTAACGTTGGTGGTTCTGGTGTAAGATTCTCTACTGCTGCAAACCCATATCAGTTAGCTTTCCCTTCTGGTTACGGTGTTCCTGTTCCTGATTATACAGGTAACGTTTATGTTGCAACACAACCAGGTGTTGGTGCATTACTTTCACAAAATTTATGGATTGTACAAGTTAACTCCGAATCAGGAAACGCAATTGCTAACGTAGTGAATCCAACATTCCCATTCCCAGCAAGTTCATCTGCACCAAACTCAGCAAACGTTTATTCTAGCTTTATTATTGATTATAACCAAATGCCTTCAAACCGTATATTCTTGGTTACATCAAACGCTGCTGGTACTCCTCCAACAGGTACAATTTGGGAATTGCAGCCTAATACTATGGTCACTTTAGCATCTAATACATGGGTAACAACAGCATTTACTGCTAACTCTACATATACTAATATGCAGGCTAACGTATATGCTGGTGTTGCAAACGTTTCTATGGACTTCCGTGCTGACTTAAACGTAATTCCTTATCGTGGTATGTGGTATATTATGCCTAAGAAAGTTGGACAGAACTTAGGTAACCCACCAAACAGTTACGCATCTAAAGTTATGTTTGCTCATCCACAATCACCAGGTGCTGCAGGTTTAATTCAATGGGTATCTAACTCAGCAATTACTTCTATTGCAAACAACAACCCTTACGGTTCAGCTGTAACTGCGTCAACCAACGGTTGTCGTTTATATGCTCCTTTGTATTCCAACACATCAACCGGTGCATTACAAGTGATAACCGGTACTTACGGTTTGTTAGGTATTAATGGTACATCTACAGGAAGATTGTTACTTAAAGGATAAAAATTGAATGGCGGCGAATAATGTATACCAATTCGCCAATTCAATCATTGGTGGTATAACATCCGGTTCCTATGCATTATCTGCTAGAGGTAGTGCAAAATATGGCGAATCTATTGCGGGAGGCTTAGAGAGAGCAGGCCGTACTTGGTTCGCCAGTACCATTCAATATTCTTCTTACGCAAAAGCAAATACAAATCTAAGTAGAACTGGTGGAAGTTCTTTTGCTAGTACTATTCAATATGCTTCTGCACCACATTTTATTCCAAATTTAAGAATGTCTGGTCAACCTGTCAACTCAGTTCTTGGCATGTTACCAGATACTTTATATTTTAGAAATTCGGTTGCTGCAACTCATAATGGCCAATCGGTTGCTGGTTGGTCTCCATTAGCAGCCAATTTTTATAAATTATCAACCACTAAAAATGCACAGGAAGTTTCTGGTAATCAAAGTAATAGTTTTTTATATGCTTGGGCTAATAAATTTCAAAATCAAAGTAAAAGAACTTCAGCATACAAAGATTCTAATAGCATCTATTATGCCTTAGGTCAAAAGTTTTTATATTTTGGAAGAACTTACAGACCTTTAGTTGTTCAATTAGGTATGTTGCCTTTTACTTTATACTTCAGAAATTCGGTTGCTACAACGCATAATGGTCAATCGGTTGCTGGTTGGAATACAGCTTTAGCGGTAGATTTTTACAGAATTTCAACCACCAAAAATGCACAGGAAGTTGGTCTTAAAGACTTAACCAATTTATCCTATTATTCTTTGGCAGGAAAATATAAATTTAGCGGTTTCAGAACATCAACTGATATTGCAATAGAAGTGCCCTTCACTACTTCAGTTTTATATTTTAGGAATTCTGTTGCGGCTTCACATGATGGTCAAAGTTCTGTTGATTGGAAAGCCGGTTCTACAATGAGTAGTTTTTTCAGAACAACTACCACTAAAAATGGACAAGAACTTCTTAATAGTCAACCAGTTAATACCTACTACGCTTGGTCAATTAAATCACAACTTCGATTTAAAACTAGTCAACCTACTCAAATAGGCGTAACATATTTTGCTTGGGTAGGTAAAACATTATACAATCAATTTAGAACATCATCTACTGATACTATAACAGTTCGTTTTAATTCAACCTATATTATTCCAAGAAATTCTGTTTGGTATAATCATAATGGTCAAATATCATTAGATTTCAAAGCTGGTTCTACTATTAGTAGTTTCTATTTGGATAGTCCGGGCGGTGGTTATACTTTATATAATGCAAAAGGTGTTGGACCTGGTTGGGGAAATCCAGCATTTAGAGTAAATTATACAAGAGCATATGCTGCTTGGGCCCAAGCACCCGTTGATAAAAAGACCAATGCAGTTTCAGATTACCACACAAGATATACTGACCATTTAAGTAGATATACTAATGGTCAACTTGGTATGTTAACTGCACAATTATATTTTAGAAATTCGGTTGCTGCAACTCATAATGGCCAATCGGTTGCTGGTTGGAATACAGCTTTAGCGGTAGATTTTTATCCAAGGTCAATTACTAAAAATAATCAAGAAGTTTCTGGTAATCAAAGCAATAGTTTTTTATATGCTTGGGCTAATAAATTTCAAGGAGGTCCCACAAAAACTACATCAACTAATCAAGTTGCTGTAACTTATTATGGTTTAGTAAGTAAATTTTTAATCAATTTTAAAACATCATCTACTGATAATATAAGTGTAAGATTTAATACTGTAGCAATTAATTTTAGAAATTCTGTATCATTTACTCACGATGGTCAAAGTTCGGTAGACTTTAAAGCAGGTTCTACCATCAGTAGTTTCTATAAAATTTCAACTACTAAAAATGCACAGGAAGTTGGTCTTAAAGACTTAACCAATTTATCATATTATGATTCAGTAGGTAAATTCTTAATCAACTTTAAAACAAGTAGTGTTGATACATTATCAAATCGATTTAATACTGTAGCAATTTATTTTAGAAACTCGGTATCATTTACTCATGACGGACAAAGTTCAGTAGATTTCAAAGCAGGTTCTACAATGAGCAGTTTCTTTAGGGTAACTACAACCAAAAACGCACAAGTACTTCTTAATAGTCAACCAGTTAATACCTACTATGCTTGGGCAACTAAGTTCCAAGGAGGCGGATTTAGAACAACATCAACTAATCAAATTGGTGTTACCTATTTTGCATGGGTTGGTAAAACATTATATAATTCATTTAGAACATCAACTGATATTGCAATAGAAGTACCATTTACAACAGTTGCAATTGCATTTAGAAGTTCTGTTAGTACACATAACGGTGAATCTCCAGTTGATTGGAAAGCCGGTTCTACCATCAGTAGTTTTTATAAAATTTCAACCACTAAAAATGCATTGGAAGTTGCTGGTGGCCAAGCAGTTAACACCTACTACGCTTGGGCTAATAAATTTATAGTCAATGGTTTAAGAACAATATCAACCAATCAGGCAGGAACAACATATTTTGCTTGGGCTAATAAATTTATAGTCAATGGTTTAAGAACAAATTCTATAACAAAATGGTTACCATTTAGTTCTGTAAATCAAATAAGCAAAACTACTGCACACCTAAGCGTAACATCATTTACTTTTAGTATTTCAACATTACAAGTTTATCCGTATGATAACTATGGTGATTTTTCAAAATCAATCATCATAGGTTCTATGCCAGTTGCAGTTACACCAAAAGGTTTCTATATTGATAGAAAATGGAATGAACCTGGTGTACAACAAAGATACGTTTGGAGTGCAAATACCGCACCAGCAAATTCTGGACAAACAGCACCAAATTTATCACATGTATTTTTTGCACAGATAGTTAATGTAAGTCATCTAAATTGTTTCTCATATAGAACAGTAAGTCGAGGAATAATTCCTCAATTTATTAATGTTCCATTTATGGCATTCAATGCTAAATATGGTACATTCAGTAGAAATATTATAACTTATGCATTAGATATTGAAGCTACAATAACTGGAACATCAGCGAATAAATATTACCAATTCTGGAGTTAACAAGTGACAATAAAACAAAGCCAACTTGCTGGCACCGGTATAACAGTTTCGGGAACATCAGCGAATACAATATTTTCCGCAACATATTTGGACGATGTTTCAAATTTGTGTGACGGTTTTACAAATGCTTTTCCTTTAACTTACAATCAACAACCGGTTTCAGTATTGAGCCCAACAAGTCTTATTGTTACAGTTAACGGTGCAATTCAACCATCTTTTAATTATAACTATGATGTTATATGGGGGAGCCAAGTTCTAGATGCTAAAGATGGTTACACAATCGACCAAAACGGTTTATTAAAATTTTGTATTTGCCCTCCCCAAGGTTCAAGTATTCAGATTAAAACAGAATATAATAGTTCTAATGCAGCTATAAAAGTGTACCCATTTGCCGCAACCGATATTGTTATGGGTATTAATTAACCTTACTAAATATATGATTAAATGGAGTTATTAACATGTCTAGAAAAACGGTATATGATGCTTATTATACATTCAATCCTGCTACAAAAACGATTGTAGTAAATAAAGGTATTCCACGTGAGCGTTTAGTTTTAATTACTGACGTTACAACAAACCAAGTACTTTATAACTTTTCGGATCCAAATTTAAAAGCCACAACATATACAGTTGCAACAGATAATGGTAACCAAGCAAACGTAACAACAACAATCGTTTTACAATATAATACTACAGCGTTAGCAAACACCGACAAATTACAAATTGTTGTTGACGAATATGATGAATCATTTAAGCCAGCTGAAACTCAGTTGGATCCAGTAAATAAATTTAGAGTATCTGAAGGACAGGCATTAATTGATACCGACTTTGAATATTCTACACAATTTACTAAGTGGGAAAATTTAGCAATGATTAATAATAAGCCTTTTGCTTATTATACTGTAGGTAATACAATTACTATAACTGATGTTACAGCGACAACAAATATGAGGTCGCTTACAGTTAATACTTACCCACAAATTCCGCCAGCTATTGGTACTCCTTTTTATATGCAGGATACTCTATGGGCTCCAGCAGATGGTTTGTTTATTGTAGACTCAAACAATTCAACAACAAATACTTTTACGTATACAGCAAGAACACTTTGGTATAATTCTACACAATCTATTTTAAATCCTAATGTGACTGTAGGTTATTATGGTTATACATTTACAAACGCTGCAATTCCAATTACATCTATTAATAATGGTAATACAACAATTACTGTACAAACTTCTGTACCTCATGGACTATCATTAGGTAATGAAATTGCTTTAACGGGGGTTTCAGGAACATCAAGTCCTCCAAACGGTTCGTGGATTGTCTCAACCATTATTAATCCTTATACTTTTGTTTTTTATTCAACATATACACCTATTGGTCCTTTAACTGGCGGTACCTTATATGTTAGACCACAAGGTCAATCAGTACATCGAGCATTTGATGGTGGTGTGAGATTTGGTTGTAATGCAACAAGTCACGGACACCAAATGATTCGTCAAACAAGACGACAATTTAGGTATCAATCCGGTAAAAGTATTCAAATGAGTACTGGTACTGTTATGAGACCTAATATTGATATCGATTCAATGACATCATCAGGTGTAACTATAACAGTAACAACTAAATCACCACATTTTTTAACTCCTAACGTAGCATTTTCTATTAGAAATGCTAATGATGCAGCGTATAATGGAACTTTTATTGTACAAAATGTTTTAGATTTTTATCGATTTACATATCAAGCAAATTCTACTCCAGTTAATGCTCAAGCAGGCGGACAATATCAATTATCAATTTTAAATTGGTATGGTGGCGGAACAAGAGTTGGTTTATTTAATGACCAAAATGGAGTATTTTTTGAATATGACGGGCAAACATTATATGCAGTAAGAAGAACATCAACATATCAATTATCAGGAACAGTAAGTTGTGTTTCTAATTCTGCACTTATTACTGCTAATACTAACAATGGTGCAACTACAGTATTTACAAAACAATTAACTCCCGGTGACTATATTGTATTAAAAGGAATGACGTATAAAGTAGTTAATATTTTAAGTGATACACAATTAACAATTACTCCTCCATTTAGAGGTTTAGTAAATTTAAATAATGATATAGTTAGTAAAACTGTCGATTTAAAATATCCACAAAGTATATGGAATATGGATAGGTGTGACGGTACCGGACCATCAGGTTATAATTTAGATTTATCTAAAATGCAAATGTTCTATTTGGATTATAGTTGGTATGGTGCAGGTTATATTCGATTTGGGTTTAGAGCATCAGATGGAAATATTGTTTACTGTCACAAAATATTAAATAATAATACAAATTATGAAGCATATATGAGGTCAGGTAATTTACCTGGTCGTTATGAAACTAACACATTTAGTAAACAATCTGTTTTGGCAGCAACTTTAAATTCAACAGATACAACTGTGAGCGTTGCCGATACAACAGGTTTTCCTCCAAATGGAACTGTGTTTGTCAATAACAATACACAAATGGAATTTATTAATTACCAAGGCATTACAAATAATGTTTTACAAAATTGTGTAAGAGGTCAAGCAGGAGCAAATACATTAACCGCAGCGTTAGTTGCTGGTAGTCCTACTGCTTCTATTTCATCATCAGCAGGTTTACAACTTGGTCAATTTGTACAAAACCCTGGAATATATCCTTCCGGTGCATTTATTTCTGGAATAGTTCCAAACTTTTCAGTAACGTTAAGTCAAGCTTCATTAATTACAGGAACATTTCAATTATTATTTGCGCCTATGGCAAATACTGCTACAACATTTACATATTCATCTTCAGCTCCTACGGTAGTAGCAATGCACGCTCCACAATTTGCCTCTGAAATTAGCCATTGGGGTACTTCTGTTATGATGGACGGAAAATTTGATAACGACCCACACTCTTATATTTTCACAAAAGGTATGACATCTGCTCTTTCTATTAACTACGGTCAAACAAATGCCGTTATGAGCTTTAGGATTTCTCCTTCTGTAAGTAACGGTATTGCTGGTACAGCTTTAGGTATAAGAGAAATTGTTAATCGTATGCAAATGGTGTTTACACAGATGGACGTTTTCTCCAATGGACAATTTTTGATTCAATTTTTATTAAATGGAACAGTTTCTTCCTCTGCACCAAATTGGTCTAACGTAGGCGGTTCTTCATTAGCACAATATATTTTCCATAATCCTGCAACAACAGTAGCTGGCGGCGAATCAATTTTTGGATTCTTCTTAAACACAACTGGTGGTACAAACTATACAACAACACAACAAGACTTGTCATTAGTTCGTGATTTGGGAACAAGTATTTTAAGTGGTGGTTTCCCAGACCCAACAAGAGGAATATATCCAGATGGACCAGACATTCTTACAGTCGTTGCAACGAATTTGGCAACATCAGGTTCTTCAAATATTTTTGCTCGTATGTCATGGCAAGAAGCACAAGCATAAGAGGAACACATGCTTATAACGAGTTCGTTTCAGGTAACACCTGCTAACTCTCCTAATGACACATCCACGTATTATGCTTCTTTTCAGCAAATTACTAGTGGCAGAAGTTCTGCCATCTATACTGTTCCAACTATAACATATGTTCCTTCTACAGGAATATTAAGTTTATCTTCAGGTATTAAATTAATTAGTGGTGACGGCATAACTGCCGTTACTTTTACTAGTAATACCATAACAACGAATACACTCAATGTCATAACCACAGCTGCTAATACAATTACGGTTAGTAATTTATTTTCAAATATTAGTGTATTAAATGTTACCACGGCCAATACAATTACTGTTGGTTCTTTATACACCAATAATGAAATAGTTAATGTAAGTACAGCTAATACGATTACTGTTGGTTCTTTATACACCAATAATGAAATAGTTAATGTAAGTACAGCTAATACGATTATTGTTACTAATTTAATTTCAAATGTTTCTACATTAAATGTTACATCAGCTAATACAATTACTATTAAAAATTTAAATAGTAATATTAGTACATTGAATGTTACAACCGCTAATACAATTACTGTTAACAATTTAATTTCAAACGTTTCTACATTAAATATTGCCACAGCAAATGCACTTACTGTAAGTAATTTAAATAGTAATATTAGTGTATTAAATGTTATTACATCAAATACCATCAACGTTAATACACTATTTGCAAATGTTGTAACATTTAATGTTATATCTGCAGGTTCTCTTTCTTTACCTACATTTAATGTTGGTAATATATTTGCAAACGTTATTACAACAAATACATTTACATCAGCAATAATTAATTCTAATAATATTAATAGTAATATTTTTTCTTCTAATATTATTTTTGCTAATACTTTTACCGCAAACGTTTCAAATGCAAATTATTTTACTTCTAATAATATATTAGTTAATTTTAATTTAAATTCAAACGTTACCACACTTAATACAACAACTGCAAACAATTTAACAGTAAGATTAAATTTAATAAGTACCGCAAATTCAACATTAAACGTTGCTACCGCAAATACTCTTAATGTTAATTCTGGTTTTAATACCAATTTAGCAAATGCTAATACTTTATTAGTGAGATTAGGACTTACAGGAAATACAATTACTTCCAATACAATCTCAACTAATACTTTCACTTCAAATATTATTAGTGTAACAACTACATCAACATTAAATGTAGTAACATCAAATACAATTACAACTAATGTAATAACAACAAATACATTATCTGCAAATATTATTAGTACAAATAGTATTACATTATCTACAATTTCTGCAAATAATATAACTTCAAATACAATTAATTCAATTACTATTATTGGTAAAACAGCCACAATTAATGGCGTTGAATTGTATGCATATACTAATGCAGCATTTGCTTATGCAAACGGCATTTCAGCTCCAATAATTTCTTTGTTTCAAGGCATTACTAATACACAAAACACCAACACAAATGCTATAAACCAATATGCTCAATCAGCATTTGGATTTGCTAACGGTGCTTTTATACAAGCTAATGCAGCTTTTGCTAATGCTAATAGCACACTAGTATATTTGTACGGTGTTAGTGCCGGACAAAACAATACTATAAATGCCGTAAACCAATACGCACAATCGGCATTTATAAATGTTAATACTGCTCTTATTTTAGCTAATGCTTCATTTGCTAATGCTAATACTAGCATCGCTTATCTTTATGGTGTTAATGCATTTCAAAACACCTCAATTAATGGTATTAACATTTACGCACAATCCGCTTTCTTACAAGCAAACTCGGCATATATTCAAGCCAATGCAGCTTTTTCAGCAGCTAACAATGTATTCCCACAAGTACAACCAGCATTTAATACTGCCAATTTGGCATATTTAAATTCTAACGCAGCTTTCATTCAAGCCAATGCGGCCTTTACTGCTGCTAATAATGTATTTCCGCAAGTACAACCAGCATTTAATACCGCCAATGCAGCCTTTATACAAGCTAATGCGGCATTTAGTTTTGCAAATAGTATAAACATTTATTTTCAAGGCGTAAGTAATACACTTAATGTTTCTGTTAATGCTGCTTTTATACAAGCTAATGCGGCTTTCGCAAATGCCAATAGTACTTTAATATATCTTTATGGTGTTAATGCTGGACAAAATGCTAATATTATAGCTATCAATACTTACGCACAAAACGCATATGCTTATGTTAATGGTGCTTTTATACAAGCCAATGCTTCGTTTGCTAACGCCAATACTAGCATATCTTATCTTTATGGTGTTAATGCAACACAGAATGCTAATATTGCTGGAATTAATACATATTCACAAAGTGCTTACGCATTTGTTAATGCAGCTTTCATTCAAGCCAATGCTTCATTTTCTAATGCTAATACCAGTATATCTTACCTTTACGGAGTTAATGCTAGTCAAAATGCTAATATTACGGCAGTTAATCAATATTCAACATCATCATATGGTTATACAAATGCAGCTTTCATTCAAGCCAATGCCGCTTTTGCCAATTCAAATACAACAACAGCTTATCTTTATGGTGTTAATACTGGTCAAAATAATACCATAACGGCAGTTAATCAATATGCAGCTTCAGGATATTCATTAGCTAATACTAAATTCTCCAGTGCAGGCGGTACAATTAGTGGTGATGTGGTTGTTACAGGTAACTTATTCATTAATGGTTCACAAACATCTATTAATACAAATTCAGTTATCACAAATGATTCTTATTTAATATTAGCGAATAATAATAATGTATCGGATACATTAGATATTGGTTTTACAGGTGTTGCAAACGTTAATTCTTTATCATCTTCAGGAACATTATATTTTGGTTTGGCAAGATTAGCAGGAGGTTTATCTGGTTATTCTGCGCCTTGGTTCTTATATAAAAACGTACCTAATGACCCTACAGTTACAAATTTGAGCACACAAGGTGTTATTGATGCCTATCATACTGCAACACTTAGAGCAAATATTACTGGCGGTATAATAACAAACTTGGCCAATACAATTGGTATACTTGATGGTGGTACAAATAATTCAACATTTGTTACTAATCAAATTACATTTTATAATGGTAGACAAATAACATCATTAGCAAACGTAGGCACACCAGGAACATATGGTAACGCTAATACTATTGTTACTATTACAACAGATGGATATGGTCGAGTATCTGGTAGTTCAAATGTACCAATTTCCATTATTGGTCCACAAGTGCAAGGATTACAAGGTGTAACAGATTCACAAAATACAGCTATGGGTGCAATTAACACTTATGCACAATCTGCTTATGCTTATACTAACGCAGCTTTCATACAAGCAAATGCTTCATTTGCCAATGCTAATACTAGTATTGCTTATCTTTATGGTGTTACAGCTAATATTAATGTAATTACTACCGCAATTAATCAATATGCACAAGGTGCTTATGCTAATGCTAATACTAGTGTTGCTTATCTTTATGGTGTTAATGCTGGACAAAATACAACAATAACAGCAGTAAATCAATATGCATCAAGTGGATTTGCACAGGCAAATGGATGGCAAGGTGTAACTAATACAATTAACATTACAACAAACGCTATTAATAATTATGCTCAATCAGCATATGGATTTGTCAATGCAGCTTTCATACAAGCAAATTCTTCATTTGCCAATGCTAATACTAGTATTGCGTATTTGTATGGTGTTGATGCGGGTATTAATGTGGTTACTACTGCAATTAATCAATTTGTGTCTACAGCATATGCTAACGCTAATGCAGCTTTTATACAAGCTAATGCGGCTTTTGCTAACGCTAATACCACAACAACTTACATGTATGGTGTTAACGCTACACAAAATACTAATATAACGGCAGTTAATAATTTTGTACAAGGTTCATATGCCAATGCTAATACTAGTATTGCTTATCTTTATGGTGTTACAGCTAATATTAATGTAATTACTACCGCAATTAATCAATATGCACAAGGTGCTTATGCTAATGCTAATACTAGTATTGCTTATCTTTATGGTGTTAATGCTGGTATTAATGCAACAGTTGTTGCCGTAAATCAATACGCTCAACAAGCATTTGGTGTTGCTAATGCAATCAATCAATATGCACAAGGTGCTTATGGTTCACAAAACACATTTATTACTTTCCAAGCAGGTGTTGATGCTCAACAAAATTCTAATGCCATATATCTTTTAAATTATGCACAACAAGCATATGCTTGGGCAAATACAATCAACATATATTTTTCTGGTGTAAATAATTATGCCAATAATTATGCCAATGCAATTAACACTTATGCAACATCAGCATATTCTTATGCAAATGCAACTTATGCTTATTATCAAGGCGTTGACAATACACAAAATACTAATATTGCTTCTGTAAATAATTATGCGGCTGGTGCTTTCCAATTAGCAAATTCAACTAATACCACACTTAATAGTTATAGTGCAGGTTCAGCAAGTACTGTCAATGCAGTTAATCAATATGCACAATCTGCTTTCTTACAAGCAAACTCGGCATATATTCAAGCCAATGCAGCTTTTAATACTGCTAATGCAGGATATAATTCAGCGGTAGCTGGATATTTAAATTCTAATGCGGCTTTCATACAAGCCAATGCGGCTTTTGCTAACGCTAATAGTAGTATTGCTTATTTGTATGGCGTTAATGCTACAACTAATAATAATGTTATTCAAGTGAATAATTTTGCACAAGGTGCTTATGCCAATGCAAATACAACAACAGCTTATTTGTATGGTGTTAATGCAACACAAAATACAAATATTGCAGCTGCTACTGCCACATTAGGACAAAATTTTGCATATGCAAATGCAGCTTATGCTTCTGCTAATTTGGTAGCTAATCAAGTATTTTCAGTATATAATGTTAATAGTGTTTCATTGACAGCAGTGACAAATACATTTGGTGTTTTATCTTCAACCAATCTTGGAACAGCAACTCCGTTTTATGAATATGCCGCAGCAAATACTGCTGGTTTATTGGGTGCAGCTTCGTTAACCGCTTCAACATCTGTTACAGCAGGTACAAATGATGATGGTTATTGGACATTAAGTTTGCCTTGGAGTTGGATGTACCCAACAGATACAAATGGTACAACATCAAACGTATCAACAATTTATGTTGGTACAAATGGTTATGTCACGTTATCTTCAGGTTCAGCAGTATCGTCTGCTGTTAGTGCATCTAACCCAGCACAACCAAAATTATTATTTGCCCCACAAGATTTATCAACACAAAGAATATATTATGGTATTGAAGGTTCTTCACCAAACAGAAGTTATCGTGTAAGGGTTGAAGCTTCTTATCCAGCTACACCAGCACAAGCACTAGGAAGTCCTAACGTAGTTGTTGAATTGACTTGGTTTGAAAATGACCACACAAGAGTTGATGTTGTTTACGGAACAAATGCAGCGTCAAGTTATAATATTATTACTCCCGGAATGTATAGTGCTTCAGCTGCATTATATACATTTACAGGAGCGGGTTACGTTGGCCAAGGTTATCGTTTTGGTGCAAACTTAACCGGTTTTGCAAATACTTATGGTTATGTTATTGCATATGGCAATACAATGAATATTACTGCAAGTACAGCAAACGGAATTAATTTACTTGCCAATAATATTACGAGAAGTATTGATATTGGTTTAAGAACAACAGGTATAACTTCTTATGGTACAACTGTAACTTACGGTGGTACATCAGGAGGCAATGGTTATCAAGTTCCTTCTTTAACAATAGATGCTTTTGGACGTATATTGTCCGCACAAAATAATGCGGTCAATTTTTCAGTTTCATTATTTGGAACTACCGGTTCAGCAACATTAGCAAATAGCCAGTCATTGACTATTACATCTTCAAATACATATATTGTTACCTCTGCATTAACTACTTCAGGTGGTGTTAATCAAACATTTACAATACAACCACAATTATCGGGTGTATCTTACGGAACATATAAAACTCCAGATATGATTGTGGATACTTATGGTCGTGTTACGCAAATTTCTAGTAACACATCTTTAAGAACAAGTTTAAATCCAGTTATTCAATCAGTAACAACAGCAACAAGTGGAGTAGTTACACCTACTGCCGGTAGTTGTGACCAATTTGAAGTTACTGCATTAGACGTTAATACTACATTTGCAATTCCAACAACAGGAACATCTTTTGCTGATGGTCAAAAATTAATACTTCGCATAAAAGATAATGGTTTAGCACGAACATTAATTTGGACAACAAGTCTAGGTGGTTATAGACAAGTAGGTGCATCATTACCAGGCACCACTATTCCAGGCAAACCTTTTTATGCAGCGTGCATATATAATTCACAAGACGGCTATTGGGACGTAGTAGCTGTTTCGCAATAAACGTATTATAATATTATGTAAACCATGGCAAATACAACTACAATAGTTCTTACAACTTCAAATAATGGCACTTCTTGGTTTGTTCCTGATGATTGGAACAACCAATATAATACAATCTATTTGTGGGGTGCAGGTGGTGGAGGCGCAGGTTCATTTGATGAAACTGTTTCAGGTTATCAACTTGAAGCCACAGGAGGTTCAGGTGGCGGCGGTGGCGGTTTTACAAAACTTCAAAATCTTAAATTAGTACCTAAACAACAAGTCACTTTTACTGTTGGTGTTGGTGGTTATGCCGGAGCATCTATTGGTTATATTGGAGGAGGAAATGCCAATGGTGGTGATGGTGGTAATACACTATTCTTCTATTCAACGTATAAAGCCGGTGGTGGTCAAGGTGGTAGGTCTATTATTCCGGTCAATTATACAATTGGTGCTGCAAATAGTACTCCAGGAGGGTTAGGAGGATATGGTGCATCTTATAGCGGAGGAAATGGAGGCGCTTCAGGATTAGCATTATTATTTGGTCATACAGGAGCCGGCGGTGGCGGAGGTGCAGCTGGCGCTTTAGGTCCTGGGGGTTATGGTGGTAACGGCAATACAGCATCAGGATTACAAGTAGGAGGCGGAGGAGGTGGCGCAAGTGGTGGTAGTAATGGTTACGATGCCGAGTCCGTAAAGGTCGGTGTTGGTGGTGTTGGCGGCACTTCAGGACCAAATACGATTAATATATTATACAGTTATTATCCTGGAGGTTCAAATGGGACTTCAGGATTATATGGTAGTGGTGGTGCCGGCGGTGGTTTAGTTTATGGTGGCGGTATTGGAAGTTCTGATTTAGAGATTGCAAATACTTTTGGTTCTGGTTCAGGTGGTGGCGGAGGAGGTCTAACTGCAAATAGTGCCGGTTGGGGAGGATTCCCAGGAGGTGGCGGTGGTGGGGCAGCTTTCATTGATGCTTCAACAATAAACATTGCAGGTAATGGTGCTAATGGTCTTATCGTTATTCAATATGTTCCTGTTGTTTCACAAAACTCTTATGTATTTTCATCAACAACACCAAACACAATATGGACTGTTCCTGATGATTGGAATGCTACAGGAAGTAAAATAGAATTATTTGGTGGTGGAGGCGGAGGCACAGGCGTTATAGATTTACAAAACTCAACATCACCCGTATACTCATCACAAATTAAAGCTTCTAACGGTGGCGGTGGTGGAGGTTATTTACGAATAAACAATTTAAATTTACTTCCAGGTCAAAATGTACAAATAACTATTGGTTCTGGTGGTCGAGGAGGAAACGGACTTTATATTTCTCCTACAGTTGGTTCGGTGTATACACAATCAAATCTTTCTAGTAATGGTGCGGCTGGCGGCAATACAAGTATTCTTTTTAGAAAAACATTTGGTTATGAAGGTAACTCAGCGTTTACAGCAAGAGGCGCCAATTCTGCAAATATCTATGCGACAAATACAACAATAGGTTCAGTTTTTTCCATAACTGGTTCAGGTGGTAACTACGATTACTCACTTTCTTCTTCTTATTCTGAAACTGCAACCATAACAGGAAATTTTGGCGGCAATGGTGGCGTAGGTTTATTGACCACAACTATTGGTTCAAATTGGATTGCTTTAGGTGGTAGTGGTGGAGGAGGTGCAGGTAACTTTTATGGCCAAGGAAGTAATGGTGCAAGTGCAACATTAGCTGCAAATGGTGCAATAGGTGGAGGTAGTGGTAATTTAGTACAAACACAAAATAGTTATAGTTTTGGTCCAGGTTCAGGAGGTAATGCCGACTCTCCAGGTTATAATGGTTTTGATATTGCATTTACAAGTGTAGGTGCAGGTGGAGGTGGTGGCGGCGCAAACGCATACACAAACACAGCAGGTTATGGTGGTTACGCAGGAGGTGGCGGTGGTGGTGCAGGGTCAAACGGAACATCAGGATTACCTGGGAATTTTTATGGTGCAAACGGGTCAAATGGATTAGTTGCAATCTCTTATACAAATACTCCTGCACCACAAATTATTACATTAACATCCGGCAATTCAATTATTTTACCAAATGATATGACTTCATATAATGAAATTCATTTGATTGGTGGTGGAGGTGGCGGTTCAGGTAATTTAACATATTACGGTCCAGCAAATACATATGTTTCATTAGCCAATTCAATTATTGGTTGGCAAATAATTAATACTACTGCTAATGCAGCTGCAAGAAATGAACTTGCTACAACATACGGTCAATTTGGGTCTGCATTTCCAAGTAGTATTACGATACCTTGGGGTTGGACATATCCAACAAGTCAAACCGGTTCGGCTTCACGACAAACAGTATATCTTAATCAACAAGGAGCCGTAAGTCCTGGGTCAAACGTATCATCTTATACTTATGGTGCTTTTAGTAATGCATTTTTATTTGGTTCACAATATTATAGTACAACAGGCAATCTATATTGGGCTAATTATACTTATTCTTCCGGTAAAGTTGCTAATTATGGAATATTTGGAACAACACCAAATAGAACATATGAAGTTTTATGGCAACAAGTAAATGGTTATAATCAAACCAACTCAGGCCAATATTCCTTTCAAAATTTTTATGTTCGTTTTTTTGAAAATGATCCAAGTAGAGTTGAATTTATAATACCTCTTGTATCACAATCGTTATCAGAGTGTTTAGGATGGTGGTTTGCAGGAACATCTCCTGCAACCGGAACAAATATTATTAGTGGTTCAGCAAGCAGTGAAAATTATGGTGCTGTTGCTAACAACACATCTTTTACATTAATAGGACTTAGAGATACACAGGCAAAAATTTGGACTAACGGTACCAATGATGGACTAGGAATTGCAGGTGCAGGAGGCGGTGGTGGAGGTTATACAAGACTTTTTAATGTTCCTTTATTTCCTAATTCATTAATCAGTTACAACATTGGTAATACTGGTGCAGGAGGATTATCTTATAATTTTGCAAATGGTTCAACTGTATCAATTACTGGAATTATTAGTGCTAATGGTTCACCTGGAGGTAATACAACGTTTTTATCGAATACGTATTCTGCAAATGGTGGCGCAGGAGGAATACTTGCGGCTGCAAACGTAGGATTAAATGGTTCACCTCCTATTGTTGTAGCATATTCTGGAGGTATAGGAGGAACAGGAAGTAACTCTAGTGGAGGCAATGGAAATACAAACCTTATTGTTTCATCAACATATGGAACAAAAATGCAAAGTTATTCGAATGTTTCACCGATAATTATGGGTGGCGGAGGCGGTGGTGGTGCAGGAGGACAAAATGGTCCAGGTGCAAATGGAGCACCAGGTTCTTACGCAAACGGTTCAAGTTACAACACAACTGTTGCATGGGGAACAAATTTTCCTAATGCAGTATATGGTGGAGGTGGTGGTGCAAGTTCTGGTGGCACAGCAGCAAATACATTTAACGGAGGAAATAGTTACTTCGTATTAAATGGCGGAGGTGATGCAAACACAAGTGGAGGTTCTATTGTTGCAAATGCAATTAATGGAATTCAAGGAGGTGGTGGCGCCGGAGGTTGGCAAGGACCAGGAGGTTCGGGAAGTTATTATACTAGAGAAATTACTTTTGCTGGCGCTGGTTCTGGTTCAGGTGGAGGTGGTGCAGGTAATAACTTGGTTGGAACAATATATGCAGGCGGACCAGGAGGTACTTATGGTGGTGGCGGAGGAGGTAATGATTTAGTTGGATTACCTACGATAAGCAATACAGCAGGATATTTAACAACAGAAGGTTCGGGACTACAAGCAGCTAATGGCGCACAAGGAGTTATCATTATTAAATATTGGCAAACTCCACCAAACACAATTAATCCCACAAATTTAACCACAGCTGGTGGTGCTGGAATGTTTATGTTATTTTAAAGGAATATTATGAAAGGTGATTGGTGTTATTTTAATCAAAGTTTTACAAAAGAAGAATGTAAAAATATTTTAGATTTAGGTTTAAAAGTTGAACCGGAAAAAGAAGCTAGACTAGGTGTTAACGGTGACTATAAATCTGACGACTCCGTTCGTAGAAGTAAAATAAGATTTATCTATTCTAATTGGCCAGAATATGAATTTCTTTTTGATAAAATTTGGAAATTAGGTATTCAAGCAAATCGTGAATGGTTTAATTTTCATATAACAAATTTATCTTTTATACAATTAGCAGAATATGATGCATCTTATCAAGGAGAATATAAAAGACACCAAGATGTTTTTTGGTTAAACGGCGACAATAAATATCACCGTAAGTTATCATGTATTATTCAATTAAGTGACCCCAATGATTATGAAGGAGGAAATTTCGAAATGTGGGTAAGTGAACAACCTAATAAAGTAGAAATTCGTAATCAAGGTTCAGTTATTTTTCTTCCATCTTTTGTAGAACATCAAGCTAATCCTGTAACTAAAGGAACAAGATATAGTATTGCTGTTTGGTTTGAAGGACCAAAATGGGTATGAGATTTCATATATTAGGGTTACCACACACAGTATCATCAAAAGAATTTAACGCTTGTGCTTATACACAAAAAGTAGTTAAATTTGCCAAAATGATGACCGCAAGAGGACATACTGTTATTCACTATGGCCATGAAGAATCCAATTTAGATTGTACAGAACACGTTACAGTTTTATCATCAGATGATTGGAAAAAATCTTATGGTGACCATGATTGGCGAAAACATTTTTTTAAATTTAATACAAACGACCATGCATACCAAACATTTTATAAAAACGCTATCGAGGAAGTCGGCAAAAGAAAACAGAAGAATGATTTTATATTACCTTTTTGGGGTTCTGGCGTTAGGCCTGTTTGTGACGCTCATGCTGATTTAATTTGTGTTGAACCAGGAATTGGTTATGCTGGTGGTCATTGGGCAAGATGGAAAATATTTGAGTCGTATGCTATCTATCATGCATATTATGGTTTAGATTCTGTTGGTTCATGTAAACAAGATTGGTATGATGCAGTAATACCAAACTATTTTGACCCTGACGATTTTACTTATTCAGAAGAAAAAGATGATTATTTTTTATTTTTAGGTAGAGTTTATGAAGGTAAGGGTGTAAACATTGCTATTCAAGCAACAGAAAAAGTTGGTGCCAAATTAATTGTTGCTGGACAAAATAGTCTTAAAGATATGGGTTACACAGAAACCCCGCCTCATGTTACAGAAATTGGTTATGCGGATGTAGAAAAAAGAAAACAACTTATGTCAAAAGCTAAAGGTGCGTTTATTGCATCTTTGTATACTGAACCTTTTGGTGGTGTTCAAATGGAATGTTTATTTTCTGGCACCCCAACTATTACCACCGATTGGGGTTCTTTTGTAGAAAACAATATTCATGGAGTAACAGGATATAGATGTAAAACTTTTGAACAGTTTACTTGGGCAGTAAAAAATATTGATAAAATTAAACCATCAAATTGTAGAGATTGGGCTATAAACAACTTTTCATTGGAAAAAGTTGCAATAATGTATGAAGAATACTTCCAATCGGTATTAAATGTTTATAATGGCCAAGGATGGTATGAAGTTAATGATTCCAGACAAAATTTAGATTATATGAAGAAAGAATATCCTGGTATATTATTGAATAAATAGTAAATAAAGGAGATTCTAATGGCATCAATTCCAATTAACGGCAGGAACGATTTTAAAAATTATTGTAAAAAACGTTTAGGTTGGCCCGTCATTGACATTAATGTTGATGATGACCAAGTAGAGGACCGTATAGATGATGCTTTGCAATATTGGCAAGATTATCACTTTGATGGGTTACAAAAAGTCTATTATATCAAAGCGTTATTACAATCCGATATTAACCAAAGATACTTAGATTTAAGTAATTCTGAAGATGCTGATGGTAATCCTATGGAAATTGTTGGTATTACTCGTATATTTCCAGTCCAAGATTCACAGGCAAATGTCAATATGTTTGACCTTAGATATCAATTACGTTTAAATGAGTTGTACGACTTTACCTCCGCATCATACATCAACTATACATTAACACAACAACATCTAAGGTCTCTAGAAATTATGTTCTCTGGAGAAGTTCCTATTCGTTTCCAAAGACACATGCAAAGATTATATATTGATTGGAATTGGGGCGACCAAGAAGCACCAATTGGTACAGTTGTTGTGGCAGAAGCTTATGCAGCTATTAATCCTGATGTATACAGTAAAGTTTGGAATGACCGTTGGTTGAAAGAATATGCTACCGCTTTAATTAAAAGAAGTTGGGGCAATAACATGAAAAAATTTGGCGGACTTCAATTACCTGGTGGTGTAACACTTAATGGTAAAGAAACGTATGACGAAGCTGTAGAAGAAATTGAACGTTTAGAAAAAGAAATGGAAATGAATTACGGCGCTCCGCTAGAATTTTTCATGAACTAATATGCCAGTTAATCACTATTTTAATAATTACGGTTCTTTACAAGAACAACGGGTCATCGAGGACTTAATTGTAGAATCAATTAAGATTATGGGTTTTGATGCCTATTATTTACCAAACAATAATGACCAAGCTCGTGATTTATTATTTGGTGAAGATCCAGTTAAAAAATTTCAAAATGCATTTCCTTTGGAAATGTATCTTTCTAACTCTTTGGAATATGCTGGTGAAAAAGAATTCTTTTCTAAGTTTGGTTTAGAAATTAAAAACAATGTTAATGTAATTGTTTCTAAAAGGTCCTTTTCACTAAGAGTACCACAAAATATTTTTACTAGACCCCGTGAAGGTGATTTAATTTATGTTCCTTTTTTAAATGGTACTGGTGAATTATATGAAATTAAATTTACAGACCAAACAAAAGACTTCTTCATGTTAGGAAGAAAAGTGCCTTACTTCTACGAATTACAATTAGAGAAGTTTAAGTATTCACAAGAATTAATATCTACTGGTATTGCAGACATTGATGCTGTTGTGACAGATTCAGCATACACATTACACCTTAATACCGGCGGAGGTTCAGGAACATATGTCACAACAGAAATCGTATATCAATCCTTGGACGGAACATATGCAAACGCAAATTGCTCTGCTATTGTTCAATCCTGGATTCCTTCTTCTAACACACTTTCTGTGTCCACTATTACCGGTGAGTTTATTGATGGTAGGACAATTATTGGAGGATTAAGTAATGCATGTTACACATTAACTACATTTGATCCATTAAATTCTCCTGCAAATAAAGAAAATTATGACAATCAATACATTAATACACAAGGTAATGCTATTACAGATTATAGTCAAATAAATCCACTTGGTAGTATATAATGTCCAATACAACATATAATCGAATAATTAGAAAACTAGTGTTAGGATTTGGTAATCTATTTGATAGTATTACTTTGGTAAGATACAATCCGGACAATTCAGAATCAGAAAGATTTATTGTTCCATTAGAATATGCAACAAAAGAATTATACGTTAGGCGTTTAGAAGGTGATGCCAATTTAGATAAAAAAGTTCAAATCACTTTACCTCGTATGTCATATGAAATGAATGGATTATCTTATGATGCAAATAGAAAACAAAATACTTTAGGTCAAAATTTTACATCAACAACCAATGGTGTCGTTGGTCAATATAATCCAGTACCTTATGATTTCGATTTTTCTTTATATCTTTATGTTAGAAATGTAGAAGATGGTACACAAATCATAGAACATATTTTACCTTATTTTACACCAGATTATACAGTAAGTTTAAATTTAATACCAGAATTAGGAATTAAAAAAGAAGTTCCAATTATTTTAAAGTCTACTTCTTACGAAGTTAACTATGAAGGACCTAGAGAATCAGATACTCGCATGATTATTTGGACTTTAAACTTTACAGTTAAAGCTTTTATATTTGGACAATCTTCATCTACAAGTTTAATTACAACATCAATTACAAACTTCTTAAATGAAATTAGTCCATCAGACACCGTAGTATTTAATATGTCATCATCTGGTACAGGAACATATAAAGAAGGTGAATTAGTATATCAAGGATACTCAGCAGGCACAGCAACAGCAACAGCTAAAGTAGTAAAATTGGTAAATAATGAAATACACTTAACCAATATTAGTGGAAATTTTTTATCAAATCAACCAATTATTGGTTTAACAACAAATGCAAATTACACATTTACAAGTTATCAACTTATGCCAACAAATATTGCAACTATTGAAATAGAACCTAATCCTATTTCAGCTAACGCTAATAGTTCTTATACATATACTACAAGCATATTCGAAACAACACCAGGTATAACACAACCAACATTCGAAGATTTGATGTTAGAATCTGGTACAGAAGATTTATCAACAGAATCCGGCAGCTTGGATTATTTAATTTAGAGGTTAAAAATGGCAAAGTCATTACAATTTAGAAGATATGTGACGTCCGCCCTTGCTACAATAACAGGAGCACAAGGCGAATTAATTGTTGACTCACAACAATGGAATCTTACATTACATGATGGTTCAACTCCTGGTGGAAATTATTTAATAACTGCACCACAATTGAGTTCTAACGTATCATTTTTATTAAGTGTTAATGCAACACAAAACAATAGTATTTTTGGTGCGTATGCTCAAGCAAATGCATCTAATAATTTAGCACAAGCAGCATTTAATTTTGCTAACAATTACACAACCAATATTTTAACGATTGGAGGACAATCAGTTAATTTGGCAACTTCTGGAAACGTTACTATTCCAGGAACAATTATATCTACAAACCAAATTACGTTAGTACCGGGTCTTGGTTTACAACAATACATATTTGATACTACCGGTTTAACTTTCCCTGATCGCACACAACAAAATACTGCGTACACAACAAACATACCACAAAACGTAATATCTGTTAGTCGTACACTAGCAAATACTGATTCAGCTAAACATTTATATTACACAGGAAGTTCTAATGTATCATTAACTATACCTGATAATGGACAATTTAATTGGCCAATTGGTACAACAATTGTTATTGTTTCTAAATCAACATCTAGTGCAAATGTAACCATTACGCCTAACACAAACGTTTCTTTATATCTAGCAGGAAATCCATCTTCTGCATCTAGAAATGTAACAACTTATGGTATGGCAACACTTTTAAATACCGCTGCAAATACTTGGTTCATCAATGGTTCAGGAGTAGTATAATGTCTATTGTTTCGGTGTTAATGAATAATGTCCAATCAATAACCATATTGAAAAACCTTTATTATCCAGCAGTAACAGTTGGTACAAATAATGGTTGGACTTTAAACACCAGTAATACATATTCAATTCCATCTGGATTTACTTTTTTAAATACTATTGCATTTGACCCATCTCACATCGGGTCAAATTGTAGTTTAGCAAACACAAATCATTCAATTAGTTCTACTTCAAACCAATCAGGTATAACAAATTATAAAATAATTTCAGGAACAAAAGTAATGTTCTCTGCAACATTATTAAATACAAATGGTACAGGCGATAATATTTTTATTGGTATTGTTAGACAAACTTTTAATGTGTCGTATCATATAGGTTTTGATCCAGCTTCTCCAAGCGGTTACGGTGCAGGATTTGGTGATGATGGTTCGTTTGCTTATCATGGTACAATTACAGCAGAACAATTCTTAGGTTACCCTAATTTTACAACAGCAGGTTCGTTGGTTGATGTTGCAGTTGATACAGTAAATAAAAAAATGTGGTATAGAGTAAATGGTGGAAATTGGAATAATAATGCCTCTTATGACCCAGGCACAAACACAGGCGGACTAGATATATCCGTATTAACAGGATTATAAAATATGAGTAACATTGATAAATCTTTAAGTGATGCATTTAATATAAATCCAATTGGTGATTCAAAAAATGATTTATCTGGAACAAAAAGTCCAGTATTATCTACACACTATAAACAAGCCGATATTGAAGAAGATTTAAATGATGCATATCAACAATCAAAAGAAAATCTACAAGGTATTTTAGACCAAGGCAAAGATGCCATGGAAGAAATACTTAATATTGCCAAAGCAGGTCAACATCCTAGAGCGTTTGAGGTTTATGCTACACTATTAAAAAATATGACTGAAGCTAATGATAGACTTCTTAAAATCCAAAAAGAAATGCGTGAAATGGATAAAAAGAAAGAAGTTAATAATACTAATATTGACAAAGCCATTTTTGTTGGTTCAACGGCCGAACTAGGTAAACTGCTAAAAGGCAAAAAAGATGAACAATAAAGAAAGTTACCGTGACAATCCCCTACTAAAAAGAGTTGGTGTTAGGGTAAACTATACGCAAGAACAATTAGATGAATATATTAAATGTGCTAAAGACCCTGTTTATTTTTCAAATTATATAAAAATTATTACACTAGACGAAGGTCTTGTTCCTTTTGAAATGTACGATTTTCAAAAAGAAATGATAAGGACTTTTCACGATAATCGTTTTGTTATTACTAAATGTCCTCGGCAGGTTGGTAAAACAACCACGGCAGTAGCTTATCTTTTATGGACAATTCTATTCCAAGATTCACAAAACGTTGCCATTCTTGCTAACCGAGGTAACACGGCTCGTTCAATTTTAAGCAAACTTCAATTAGCCTATGAAAATTTACCAATGTGGTTACAACAAGGTGTAGTTGAATGGAACAAAGGGCGTATTGAGTTAGAGAACGGTTCAATTATTGTTGCAGATTCTACATCTTCCGCAGCTGCTCGTTCTGGTTCGTTTAACATTGTATTCTTAGATGAGTTTGCTTTCGTACCGTCTAATATTGCTTACGAATTTATTACTTCAGTTTATCCAGTTATTACCGCTGGTACAAAAACAAAAATTCTAATTGTATCAACACCAAATGGTATGAATATGTTTTATAAGATTTGGAATGATGCAATTAATAAAAGAAATAATTATGTACCATTTGAAATTCATTGGTCAATGGTGCCAGGCCGTGATGAAGAATGGAAAGAAGAAACAATTAAAAACACATCTGAACATCAGTTCAGACAAGAATTTGAAACCGAGTTTTTAGGTTCTTCAAACACTTTAATTTCTGCAAAAAAACTACAACAATTGACTTATAAAGTACCAATTGCAGAACACGACATGGTAAAAATTTATAAAAATCCAGTTAAAGGAGATGATGAGAATAAAAAAGACCACTTGTATGCTGTTTGGGTAGATGTGTCGGAAGGTAAAAATTTAGACTGTTCAACATTTTCTGTAATAGATATATCGACCATGCCTTACGAACAAGTAGCTACTTATAAAAGTTCTTCTATTTCTCCCATATTATTTCCTACAGTAATTCATAATGTTGCTCGTTTATACAATGATGCATATATTTTAGTAGAGATAAATAACACACCACAGGTTGCAGACATTTTACACCATGACCTGGAATATGAGAATGTATTTAAAGTATTTACTGGAAATAAAAAACCTCAACAATTGTCTGCTGGGTTTGCCAGAGGTATACAATTAGGCCTTAAAATGTCCACACAAGTTAAAAGAATTGGTTGTTCCAATTTAAAAACTTTGTTGGAATCAGATAAATTGATTATTAATGATTTTGATACCATATCAGAATTAACTACTTTTGTAGCAGCCAAATCGTCTTTTGCTGCGGAATCCGATGCAAATGATGATATGGTAATGGGTTTGGTGATGTTTGCATGGGCAACCACGCAAAAGTACTTTAGAGAAATAGTACAACATGATGTAAGAAAACAGATTCAGTTAGAAAATTTAAATCAATTAGATGAGGAAGTGTTACCTGCACCAATCATTGAAGATGGTTTAAGACATAAATTTGAAGTAATAGATGGTGACGTTTGGGAAAAAGCAGATTCAGAACCCACATATGCAGGTTTTTTACGTGATACATTGCGGAATCTATAAAACATAAATATCATTATGGTATTTAAACAGCCAATAACATCATATTCAAGGAGATAATAAAATGGCATTTTCAATCTCTCCAGGCGTAACCGTATCTGAAGTCGACTTAACAACAGTCGTTCCTTCAGTTTCAACTACAGCCGGTGCTTTTGCAGGTAATTTTGTGTGGGGACCTTGCAATAAACGTATTTCAGTAGATAGTGAAACAACACTAAACTCATATTTTTTTGATCCAGACGCTAACACCTATGTCTCATATTATTCTGCGGCTTCTTTTTTAGCATATGGTAATAATTTAAAAGTTGTTCGTGCTTTAGCTGCAAACGCTAAAAATGCAACTGCAAATTCATCTGCTATTGCTCCACAGATTGCTAATGCAGACATTTATGAAGCTTCTTATTTAAACAGTACCAATAATAATGCTCAATCAGCATTTGTTGCTAGATATACAGGTGCTTTAGGTAATTCATTAACCGTTTCTATTATAGATGCTGGTTCTACATTCTCAACCTGGAACATTAACGGTATCGGTGTTTCTTCATATTTCCCAGCTGCACCAGGCACTTCAGCATCTTGTTCTGCTGGTGGCGGTACAAATGATGAAGTACATATCGTTGTTATGGATACAGGTGGAATGTTTAGTGGTACAAAAAATACAGTATTAGAAGTTTTCCCATTTGCGTCTAAAGGATTTGATGCAGTAGATTCATTAGGAAATTCATCTTATTGGAAAAATGTGTTGTTCAATAACTCAGAATACATTTTTGCCATGGATCCTCCAAACTACTCATCAACAAGTGGCACTTGGGGTTCAACAATTACTGGTACCGCATTTACAACTTTAGCAACATCATACACATATGCACTATCAAATGGTGCAGACGATACACCAAGCGATAGCGCATTACAAAATGCTTTCAGTTATTTTGTTAATTCAGAAGCTGTTGATATTTCTTTAGTGGTTACTGGTGGTGCAAGTATTGCTGTACAACAGTATGTTATTGATAATATTGCAAATGCTCGTAAAGATTGTGTAGCTTTTATTTCTCCACCATCTAGTGCAGTTGTTAACCAAAATGGTAACGAAGTAACTAATATTACTACATGGTACAATTCTTTAGCTAGAACTACAAGTTATGCAGTTGCTGATACCGGTTGGAAATACATGTATGACAAGTACAATAACACATATCGTTATATTCCATTAAATGCGGATATTGCCGGTTTGTGTGTATATACCGATACGGTTCGTGACCCATGGTTCTCACCTGCAGGTTATAATCGTGGCAGTTTAAAAAATGTTGTTAAGTTGGCATGGAATCCAAACAAATCACAAAGAGATACTTTGTATTCTTTAGGTATTAACCCAGTTGATACTTTCCCTGGCCAAGGTACTATTTTGTTTGGTGATAAAACTTTACAATCTAAACCATCTGCATTTGATAGAATTAATGTCCGTAGATTGTTTATTACATTAGAAAAAGCAATTTCTACTGCTTCTAAATTCTCATTGTTTGAATTTAACGATGATTTTACTCGTAATCAGTTTGTTGCTTTAGTAACACCTTTCTTGCGTGATATTCAAGGTCGCCGTGGTATCTATGACTTCCGTGTTGTTTGCGATAAAACAAATAATACTCCACAAGTTATTGATGCTAATCAGTTTGTTGGTGACATCTATATCAAGCCTGCTCGTGCTGTTAACTTCATTCAATTGAATTTTGTTGCAGCAAGGACTGGTGTAGATTTTAGCGAAGTCGTTGGTAAATTCTAATAAATAATTCAACGATATAGGAGAAAAAAATGGCATTTAACGTATCAGAATTTAGAGCGAATATGATTGGAGACGGAGCTCGTCCCAATCTATTCCAAGTTGAATTAACCTTTCCAACAATTGCTCAAAATGGTGTTGCAGCTGCACAAGCAACAACTTTCCAAGCAAAGTCTGCTCAACTTCCAGGTTCAACAATTGGTGTAGCACCGCTTTATTACTTTGGTCGTGAATTAAAATTTGCAGGCAATAGAACATTTACTGACTGGACAATAACTATTATTGAAGATGAGAACTTTACAGTTCGTAATTCAATGGAATCATGGTTAAATGCAATCAACAGTCATGCTGGTAATATTCGTAATCCTGCTGCTAATGAACTTCCAGGTTACACAGTTGATGCTTTTGTTACTCAGTTTAGTAAAACTGGAGATTCTTTGAAGAAATATAGATTTGTTGGTTTATTCCCATTAGATGTTGCACCAATTGATTTAGATTGGGGCACTAATGACACCATTGAAGAATATGCAGTAACCTTTGCATATCAATGGTGGGAAACAGATGGCGTCACAACCTAATCTATTTAATTTTACGAAAGGGACGAAAGTCCCTTTCATTATGTTTTTTTTGACTTGGAAATAAAATAATATGGCAGCTAATAAATTCTCACTTTTTGGTTTTACTATTTCACGGAAAGAGTCTGAAGATGAACAATCCGTGCAACAATCTTTCACGCCCCCAACAAACGACGATGGCGCTCTCACCATTACTTCTGCGGCATATTATGGAACATATGTTGATTTAGACGGCACAGCAAAAAACGAAATTGAATTAATTTCACGTTATCGTGAAATGGCCATGCAGCCAGAAATTGAATCAGCTATTGATGATATTATTAATGAAGCCATTTGCCAAGACGATGATGGTAGAAATATTAAAATGGTATTAGACGATTTACCTGTTCCTGATAAAATTAAAAAAGCACTACAAACAGAATTTGGTACCATACTTAAATTGTTAAACTATAACAATATGGCACAGGACATTTTCCGTAGATATTATGTCGATGGTAGATTATATTTCCATGTTATTATTGATAGAGAAAAACCAATTGAAGGCATGAAAGAATTGCGTTATATTGACCCACGTAAATTACGCAAAGTGCGTGAAGTCAAAAAGAAAAAAGATGAGCGTACTGGCGTGGAGGTTATGAATGTTATCAACGAATATTACATTTACAATGACAAGGTTGTGTCTGGTTCTTCTAGCAACTTTGGTCCCGTTGGAGTTCGTATCACTACCGACTCCATTATTTCTGTTGTTAGTGGTCTTATGGATTCCCGCCGTGCTGTGGTCCTCTCGTATCTTCATAAAGCTATTAAACCACTTAACCAATTAAGGATGATAGAAGATGCAACTGTCATATATCGAATTTCTAGGGCTCCTGAGCGTAGGATTTTTTATATTGATGTGGGTAATCTTCCGAAATTAAAAGCAGAACAATATCTCCGTGACATCATGGTTAAATACAAGAACAAGCTTGTATATGATGCCAACACAGGTGAAGTTCGTGATGACCGTAAATTTATGTCTATGATGGAAGATTTTTGGTTACCACGTAGAGAAGGCGGAAAAGGTACAGAAATTTCTACTTTGCCTGGGGGTCAAAATTTAGGTGAGTTAGAAGATGTTAAATATTTTGAAAAAAAATTATACAAAGCATTATGTGTTCCTATTTCACGTTTAAATCCAGAATCTTCTGGTTTTTCTCTTGGTCGTGTAAATGAAATTACACGTGACGAATTAAAGTTTGCTAAATTTGTTGACCGTATGCGTAACAAATTTGCTGATTTATTTGACCAAGCAATGCGTGTACAATGTGTATTAAAAGGCATTTGTACGGTAGAAGAATGGAATGAATTTAAAGAACACATTTATTATGACTTTATTAAAGACAATAACTTTACTGAACTTAAAGATGCTGAGTTAATGAAAGAGCGTTTAGCTTTATTACAAGAAGTGGATCCATATACAGGTCGTTATTTTTCACAAGCATGGATTCAAAGAAATGTATTACGTTTAAATGATGAAGATATTAAAGAAATGCAAGCTGAGATTGATGAAGAAAAAGCAATGGGTCTTGGTTTACCACAACAAACAATGAATGACGTAGCACAAGCTTCAATGATGTCTGATGTACCATCACAACCAACACATCCAGACGATTTAAAAGCAATGCAAAAAGAAGAAACTACGTTTAACAAAGTGAAACGTTTATTATAAATAGTTAAACCGCATATAGGAGAATTAAATGTCTGATTACTCAACTAGAAATATTATTGACTACGCAATGGACGATAACGGTATTAAATTTAGAGAAGCTTTATATGCTTCTATACATGACAAAGTTTCCGCTCACATCGAAGATAAGATGAAAGAGCTTTCTAAAAATATCGTTAATGAGCCAGAAGAAGAAGTTAATGCAGAAGAAAGCGAATAATAAATGGCCAATAAATTTACATACCAAATTTTAAGAGACACAGTAACAGAGTCAATTATTAAATTGACCGGCACATTTGACGGTACTGGTCAAGAAGCAAATAATACACGTATTCAAGCAAATACATTGTATGGTGCTTTAGATGCAAATAATGTTCTCTTACGTACTTCAGCAAGTTTAAGTAATACTGCTTTATCTTATTATGATTTACAATTAACAGGATTAAAATATTTTGTAAATTTTCCAGTTTCTGGAACAATTGGTTCAGTTGAAATTTTTTGGAATGGTGGAGCAGCAGGTTCAAGTTCAGCCAACCAATATGCAAATTCAGCAACAATTTTCCATTTACAAGGACAAGGCGAATTTGGATTAGGAGAACAGTTACCTTCTATTTTAAACAATGCTGCTGGAAATCCTATAGGTGATATAGGAGTTTATACAACAGGAGCAACTGCAGGTTGCGCTTATACATTAGTTTTATGTTTACGTAAAAATAATCAAATGTATCAACGTGGTCAGTTTAATGATCCGGCTGCATTTAACTATGGTAGTTATAAATTAACACCATAATAAAAAGGTAAAAACAATGAAACTAATTAAAGAAATTTACGAAACTGTAAGTTATATTACCGAAGGAGATGACGGTAAAAAAGGACTTTTTATTGAAGGTCCTTTCCTTGTTTCCGAAAAGAAAAACAAAAACGGCCGTTTGTATGAATACAATACGATGAAAAAAGAAGTTCATCGTTATACTGAAGAATACATTAATAAAAACCGTGCATTTGGTGAATTAGGCCATCCTGAAACACCTACCATTAACTTAGACCGTGTATCACACATGATTGTTGGTTTAAGAGAAGATGGTCATCAATGGATTGGTAAAGCAAAAATTTTAGATACACCAATGGGTAACATTGCTCGTCAATTGATTGAAGGCGGCGCACAATTAGGAGTATCTTCTAGAGGTATGGGCTCATTGAAAAATGTTAACGGTGTTAATGTTGTTCAGCCCGATTTTTATCTAGCCACAGCGGCAGATATTGTAGCAGACCCTTCTGCACCTGGTGCTTTTGTACAAGGTATTATGGAAGGTAAAGAATGGATGTTAGTCAATGGTGTTTGGACCGAACAA